GCCAGGATGAATTATTATTTTACAGGTTTACTAATTGTAATGTTAGTTGTCCTGGCTTTCTGTGGAGGTCCACATGTCCAATAAACCATTAAACATATCGGAATCGGCTGCCGTGCAGATGCCGATGAAGACGGTAGCCAGTTTGATTTTGCTCGTCGCAGCCGGCGTGTTCGCATATACGGAGCTTACAGCAAGGCTGGTATCGTTGGAGACTTCACGTGAATTGTTTGAAAATGATTTGTTAAAGAAATCCGAACAAGTGCCCGTCGATCAGGAACAACATTTTTTATTGGAAGATCTTTACAAGTCTGTAGAGAAGATGGAGAAAACTCAAGAGATGAATATGACAAACAAAGTTAATATAGAATTTTTAGCATCACAATTAGAAAAAGCATTAGCGGATATTGAAATGTTAAAAGATAAAGTTAGAGAAAACGGAAAGGGGTATCAATGATTTTAGAAGTAGTAGCCCTTCTTATGATAATTGATGGAGAGATCAAAGAACACAGAATTCAAATTGATCCTGACACAAATAAACCTTCAATGGCAATGTGTTTGAAGGGTAAGAGGCATGCTAAAAGACAAGATAAGGGTAGTAACATACAGCATCAGTGCATAAAATCTAAAGCAGAAGTAGAACAAAATATAGATGGCTCGCTCTCAATTAAAAAACTCATCCTCGAATAAAGTAGCAAAGCATCTAAGAGATAGACGTTACCGTCAGATTGTGATAAAGAATAAGAAAGCTTACGACAGAAAAAAAGATAAAAATGATTATCAACAATAAAGTATATTTTATACACATTCCCAGAACAGCTGGTAGATTTTTACACGACTCATTAATTTTAAATAATCACACTGTTCAACTATTTAATTTTAATGTTACATTTAAAGGAAAAGAAATACCTCACCTAACTTATCCTGAGTATTGTCAGTTCACACATCACAGACCTTTTAAAAAATTTTGCATAGTAAGAGATCCGGTGGATAGATTTTTATCAATGATTAAAGATACCTGGATGTTAAACGAAGAACAGTTAGATAAAATGTTTAAAGATCAAAGTTATTTTGATCAAACGGTTAATGACATTTGTGTAAATAGTAATAGTAATTGGTTTGTGCCTCAAAATAATTTTATAGATTACAAGACAAAAATATGGAGATTTGAAGATAAATTTAATGTTGAATTTACTAACTGGTTATCATACAACTTTAATCTTAAACTTAACAAAGTAGCAGATAAATTAAATTTTGCTAATTCTAACTTAAATAAAATTACTTTAAATAATAAACAAATTGGATATATTAAAGATTATTATTATAAGGATTATAAAATTTTAAATTACTAATGAATCTTTCTCGTAACTTCACGCTTCAGGAATTAATTAAATCTGACACTGCAATCAGATTAGACATCAATAACAATCCTAATTCAGGTCAGATAGAAAAACTAAAAGCTTTATGTGAAAATATTTTACAGCCCGTGCGTGATCACTTCGGCAGAGTAAAAGTTACAAGCGGTTTCCGTAGCGAACAACTTTGTATAAAGATTGGTAGCTCTGTAAATTCACAGCATGCTAAAGCCGAGGCCGCAGACTTCGAATGTATGGGCACAGACAATGCTGAGTTAGCTGATTGGATTCATCAAAATTTAGAATACGATCAATTAATATTGGAGTTCTATACTCCTGGTGAGCCGAACAGTGGATGGATACATTGCAGCTATACATCTGACCAACCAAGAAAACAATTCTTACACGCATATAAATCAGAGGGTAAAACTAAATACAAACCAGTAATAGGAAAAGCAAAAGATTTAGTTTAGACAATGAACTCTGACGTACAGCTTTTTAATGTGTTTCCAAATTGGGTAGCTGTTAACATGTTGGATTTAAAAAAATTAAATATTGTAGCAAAAAAATTTACTGAAAGATTTGAATCTAATTTAAAAACTTCGTTAATAGAAGGAGATACATTGTTAGATATCAATTCCATGAACTATTTAAATATAGAACTAACAAAACTTTTATCTCATCTTTTAAAAAATAAATATAAAAGTTTTGGTTTTGATTTGGTTGATTTATGGATTAACAAATATGAAGACAATTATCAAAGTGCTCATGTTCACGCCGGAGATTTTTCATTCATTATCTATTATCAAATAAATGAGTCACACACAGTTTTAGATTCGCCTGTAAAAAATTTACTTGAAATAGGTAAAGTTGATAAAGTTTTTGATATGGAGTACCATTTAACTTTAAAACAGGGGTCTATTATTATGTTTCCTTCTTATCTGCCACACTGGGTAAAACCTTGTTCTAGTGGTATAACTATTGCTGGTAATATAAAAATGAGAGAATTAAATGAGTAAAAAAATAATAATACAAAAAGCGTTTGCAAATATAGATACAGTGCACGGTCGTTGTGAAGAATGTGAAGAGGATGTTATTCTAGTTGCAATTGTATCTGATTTTTATAGATGCACAAATTGTGGAACAGACACCAGGCAACATGTAAATGGTAGTATAAGATATTTGAAATTAACTGAAAGTGATAAAGCGTACATAAAAGAAAATGGCAGAGAATAAAGAATTAGATTTTCAACTTAAAGATAATTTTTTAAACGAAGATGAATTTAAAATTATATGGAATAATTTAAACCGTATAAGTTTTAATTTTAGAGACAAAGGTGAAAATGTTACTGATGGATTTAGACATTTTTTTACACCTGATGACACTAACAAATGGTTATTTGAAAAGATTAAAAAAAATTTTTTTCCGCGTAAAAAATTAAATCCCAAAGTATGTGCGTATCATTTAAGATGGAACAAAAAAGAAAAGATGATTCATAGAGATGACGACATGGATTATAATTTTATTCTTTATTTAAAAGGAAAAGAAATATTATATAATGGCACAGGTTTTTTTGATGACAAACAATTAAATACTCTAGTGGGATTCAAACACAATAGAGCTTTATTTTTTAATGGAAGAGATGTATTACATAGTGATCTACAAGCGTTTGGAGAAAGTTCTTTTAGATATACAATAAATATATTTTATAAATACAATGGCTAGACAAAAATTTGTACACTTCATTCCTCGACCAAAACCTCGTAAACGTCCGAGACGTCACAAAAAAAGATTAAACAAATCAGAAAAAAGAGATCACAAACCTTACAATCGTCAAGGCAGAACACAGTAATGGATCACACAGAGGCAATAGTTGAATTACATAACATAGTTGATGGTAAGTTTGTAAAAAATTTAACCTATTTTACAAAACACAAAGCTAAAAATAATTTAGAAATTTTTAGTGGATTAAATAAAAATGTAAGAAACGTAAAAGGTTATCATTTAACTACAGACAATCCTACTGATATGTTTTATTGGAATATAATTAAAAAAGAAATTGAAAGATTATACACTTTTTATAAAATAAAATTTCCTAGAATGTCTAGTGATAAGGTACATCAAATTGATTTATTAAAATATTCTCCAGGTGGTAAATATGAAATTCATACAGATCATGGCACCAAGGCACCTAGACATTTAAGTATAATAATTAATTTAAATGATAACTATGAAGGTGGAGATTTAGTTTTTACTGACCAAAGAGATTATGAAATTAAAAGGTGCAAACTAAAAAAAGGATCTATTGTATTTTTTCCAAGCAACTTTATGTACCCTCACACAATAGAGTCTATTACTAAAGGAACAAGGTATAGTATAGTAGCATGGCTGCAGTAGATTTTAAAATAATAAATAATTTCTTTACACCTGAAGAGTTAAAGGTTTATGAAAGTTATTGTCTAAATAAATTAGATGCTGCTAATGAATATAGAATTGACTGTCAATCATTTTCTCCATCATGGTATGATGATCCTTTAATGGTGGCCTTACTAAATACTAAATTACCGTTCGTAGAAAAAGAAACAAATTTACAATTATTACCTGCTTACGCTTATTGGAGATATTATATCTTTGGAGCAACCTTAAATGAACACACTGACAGAGAACCTTGTGAGATATCTATTAGCGTGTGTATAAAAAAATACGACGATTGGCCATTCACTATTGAGGACAAAGAATTTGAATTAGAGGAAGGACAAGCGATTTTATACGCAGGTTGTGATCAAAAGCATGGCAGACCAGGTGTATATAAGGGAGAAGGTATGGCTCAAATGTTTTTACATTATGTAAATAAAAATGGTCCTAATGCTAAATTTGCCTACTATGATATAAATAGTGTTAAACAATTATGAACTTAGCATTTAATTTTCACGATAAATTATTTTGGATACATAATTTTTTACCAGAATCTTTGTATAAAGAATTGTATTTAGAGATTTTTAAAAAAAGAAAAGAAATAGTTTATAAAGACACGGGTGTTAACTGGAGAACATATAAAGAAGAAGTTGATGACATGTCTAAAAGTTTTGATCAAGACAATGAATTTTATCATACTTTTTTTGATAGGTATCATGCATTTATAAAACATCAAAGGTTTGTAAATTTAATTAATTTAAAACCAAAAAGTCATTTAAGAAAATATCAATACGGTGAGCATTTAACCTGGCACTCTGATGAAGATAAAAAACACACCCGAGAGTATGCAGCTACTTTTTATTTTAATCATAGGTGGGATCCTAATTGGGGAGGTGAACTTATGTTTAAAAGTGAAATGGGATCCGGGTTTATACCTGTAGTGAGTAACTCTGTTGTCATTGTTAAAACAGGTTTATTACACAAGGTTAATCCTAATTTAAAAAAAACACATAATAGAATGTCAATTCAAACATGGATAGATAAGGATTAAGTCTCTGCCTGCTCCGGAGTATATGGCTCGCACGTAAATTTAGGATAAAGTCTACCTTTATTAATCATGTCAACCTTTAAATTTTTACCATCGAAAAAGACTTCAAAAGACTGGCCTAAACCGTCTTTGATAC